TGTACAATTTTACCAAATATTTCAACTTTTTTATTTGTCGCGGTTGAAACAAACATTTGAAGAAATATAAAACCGCCATACTTTGTAGAAAGCGATAATATACCGGCAAGAGTTTTTGAAAGAACCCTTAAAAATGACTTAGGAAGAAGAGGTATGTTTTGATTAAGCTTTGATTCAAGAGTTGCCAGTATCAGAACATTAAGTTCTTCTGTTGTTGGTTGTTCAAGAGCCGCCATTTGATGAACTCCAGTTTTCAGTGAAATTAAAATTAAATTCTTGCCCTATGGCACTTATTGTTACAGAAATATTAACTGTATTTAGGCTTGGTATAGATGCAAAAACTTCAAGCTTGTTTGCAATTTTTTGATTAACAAAGGCAGATAAATCTCTTCTTGCACCATCTTCAAGGGTTCTTAGGTTTGCCGGGGTTGCAGGAAGTGAATCAATTAAATGCTGTGTTTCACTCCTATACTGAAAATCAGGATCAGAAACGCCAACATTACCCCACCAACTCTTATTGCTTCCGGGTGTGCCGTCATCCTTATCATTGCCGCCAAATAAGCAAAGATAAGCCATAGTATCAAATATTTGAGTCATTTCTACAACCCCACCTTCAATGGTGATTTCACCATTATCATCGGTTTGGAATAATTTAACGTCCCCTTCTAAACTAAACATATTAAACTGGTGTGCTTGTTTGCCCCGCTATAGGGTCATTGTGTTTGTGAGTTCTATATGTGGTTGAACCAAAAATAACATCTCCCCCACTACTCATATCAATAGCGCCGCCCCCGGCCATACCAATACCAGAGCCTGAAGCCATCACAATACTACCATTAGTATTAAATATTGTCCCGTTGATATTCACCTGACCATTAGCCAAAATCTTAATAAAACCTGCTGTATTCAATAAATCAGCATTACCAGCTGCATCAAAGGCCAGTGTGAAAACTCCGTTATCTATCAAGCCATTGCCGGTAGGGAAAAGAGTAAACGAAACACCCTCATTTTCAGAGGTAATTTGTCCATCTGATGAAATAAATATATGCCCCTGATCATTTTCAAGTGTTATCTTTCCGTCATTCTGTTGATACAACTGGCTAACAACAACACCATCAGAACTTCTTGCATATCTTCTAACCTCTCCCGGACTGGATACACCTTGATTTACTGGATCAATAAACCCTACAGCCCCTAGATTACCGCTTTTCTGGGTATCAACACTAACAGACAAATCATCAGGGAGCGGAGCGGAATCATCGCCAGCCCCCTGAAAAAGCTTAGAGGTTACGTTATAGGAACCCCCTGTATCATTCTCAACATCTGGAAAGAATTCACCATTTCTTACACTACGTAGAAATTTTTTAACGCGCCCTATTACAGCCACGGCAAAGACCTCGGAAATTCGCCACTATAAGCCCCCGGCAATACCAAACTTAAAACAGCTGTATCACCAGAAACACCACGCGCAAAATTTACCCCTGCAATAATAAATTCAAAGTCTTTATAAATCATTGCACTAGGAGCATTAACAACAATGGTCGTATTTGGCCTCCACAAATCGCCTCTTGTATCGCGCCATGTATTAACAACCACTTCATATTTTATAGCATTTGCAACCATCAAGCCTGCCTTATATTCAACAGCAGCTTTAAGAGTTGAATCATCGGTATCATCAGCGCCAAATGTAAAAGGCCGAAATACACCCTCTAAAAAAGGATTATTAACAGTATAAGATTGACCAGAATCACCAATATTTGAAGGTGAAATTCCAGTTATACTAGAATAAAAATTTTGCTCGTCAAAGTTTGCTGTTATTGAAATTAATGGAGTACTGCCATCAATAAGTTTGGCTACCGGATCACCCACTTCAACAGATGCCTGATAAACTAAATCACCATTAACATCATTACTTATAATCTGATTTCTTTGTTTGGCCAAACGAGCCAAAAAAGAATAAATTTTTTCAGATGCCTTAGGTGCAACCCTTTCAAATGGGTTTAGGGGATCAGAATCATCACCAAAACCCGCAGAAACAAAAGAAGAAAAAAGTGAAGAAACAAAGCTTGAAGAAATGCCAAAGGGCTTAGTTAAAGAATCACTGATTTCCTTTAATGTCAACCCGTTATACTCAATAGGAAATGCTGAAGCTGAAGCATTACAATCAAACAGCTTCACCAACAAAAACTTTTATTGTTTTATAAGTAAAGGGCTGAAATACATCTCTAATATTTTTCTCTGAAGGCTCAAATGGAGCGGTTAAGCTAAAACTATCTATACTATCAACCTGCCTTGAAATACTAATATCTTCAAAAAAGGTAAACAGTTGATTATCAATAGCTATTGAAAGCTGATTTTGATTATCAGCAGGCGCTTTTGGCTGTCGAAGTGAAATTTGGTTTTGCTTGTCTGGAATGTTTAATACCTGCCCAATAACAAGCGGCTCAGAAATAGAAGGGTTAGCTTGAATAATCTCTGTTTGAAAGTCTGCTGTGCCATACTGAAAGCGAGATATTAGCGCTATTGTGTCGCCCTCTTTAACAGTATATTTTCTCATAAGAAATACGTTATAGCCTTGCCTTCAGGGAGTTCAAATATTTGTTCACCAACAATTTCATTTATTTGTATAAGCTCATCAGTTTTTGAATCAATTTCATTTAGATCAGGAAATAATTCAGCGGCCAAATCAATAACGGTTCTTGCCCTATCAAGAATAATTGTTTTCTGTTGGGGCAAATCAAAAGAGACAGCAACCAAATAACCCGCAATATTTGAAACAACACTTAATGTTTCTTGATAAAAGGCAGGAGTATCAACAATGCTTAAAGATTGATTATTTAGATCACGCCAATTTGTAACCTCATCAAGCGTTAAAAAAAGATTATCGGCGGCTTCAATTGCTTCAAGCTTTGTTTGAAAATCTCCATTAATTGCAGAAATTCCATATCCACTAAAAGCACTAATTAAAGAAAGCTCATCAACCCTAAAGTTATTTTCTGGCTGGCTGTCGTTTCCAGCGGTTTGAATTGTGCTTTCATTGCCGAGTATCTGATTTGCTAGATTCAAGTAACCATCCAATCTAGCCTTTATTGAGTCACCCGCCCTAGCAGGAAGCTGCATTAGTTGAATGGTTTGGGTTGCGTAGGCAAGAGGCTCACCAACAAGAGTTTCAATAGAATTGTTTATTGATGATATTACAGCCTCAGCTTCTAGCCTGACAGAATCAGTTTGGCTATAAACAGGTTCTAAAAATTCACTAATGCGCGATGTTGCCAAGCTCATTCTATCCCTAAATGATACCGCTTCAATTGCAGTATCGGCATCAATCTCACCAGCAAAGGCAGAAGAAACAACATCATTAAATCCATTAATTGAATCCAAAACAGAAGATGAGGGGGATATTAAACCACTAGGAAAAATTATATCTATCGTATCAAAAAAAGTAACTTCAACAACAGATTGATTTGCCTGATTTTTTAAATCATCACGCTGATTTATTGAACCAAAAGGGACAACATTTTTCCTTCCATAACGCGGATGATCAAGAATGCCAACGCCTACCTCTGATAACGCTTCAAAAAAAGAATCGCTTTCAGTATCATTATCATCACCATTAAAAAAACAAATAAAAGGATATCTTCTACCTGTTGATTTTAAATCTTGTATAAAGGTTCCTTGTGCATCGGGAAAAGTAAACTCCCCCCCCTGCTTATCAAAGCTTCTTGAAAGGCCTTCATAATTCCAAGTAAACTCTAAACCAGAAGGGGAAGTATATTTAACAACCCTCAATCTATCTTGCCAAGGCATTAGAAGCCACCGCTATTAATTAATTGTGTTTTATTGACATTCGATCTTGATCTCCTGCCACGCTGTAAGCTTGCATTGTTGCCTGTTTGATTTTCAATAATAAGCCTATCTTCATTAGTTGTTTTCGTTTCTTCTATCGATCTGGAAACCCTTTCAGAGGGTGATACTACATTTGGTGCTTGTTTTAAAGCCCTTCCTTCATTCTTTGTTTTGGCCTCAGCGGCTATTGCTGAAAAATCACCCTGGAAAGCCAGTGCTGATATGCCTGCAAGATTGCCTAAGCCAGTACCAATAACTTTAAAAACGGTTGCTATGGCATTTACAGCCGTTCCGATAGCCTTCATTAAGCTCAGCACTCCACGAAGATCACTCATTAAAGAAGTTAAGCTTTCTTTATCAATGCTTGCTATTCCTGCAAAAAACTTTTTAGCCAAAGGTATTAATTGCTTAAATCCAGATATCAAAGCTTCAACCCTTTCTGGCAGCGCCTCAGCAAAACTTTTTGCAAAAGCTTCAACTTTAGGCCTTAGACCAACAGCAAATTCTTTAAACCTATCAATCAAAGGAGTTAATACGGGGAGAAGAGCGCCACCTATAACATTTCTTATACCAGTTAAGGCAAGCTTTGCCCTAAGAAGTGCATCATTAAATTTTTCACTGGATTTTGCTTGAGCCTCTGTAATTAATCCCAGCTTAGATGATTCAAGCCTCATTCCTTTTAACGCCTCTTCACTGTTTTCAGCAAGATTTATTAAATTTGCTCCAGCCCTGCCAAAGGCCGCAGTTGCAAGCGCTGCTTTATCTTGTGCATTGGAAGTTTTTCTTAAGGCATCAACCATCAGCAACAAACCATCTTCTGTTTTATCAACAGTTAATAGTTGTTTTAATAATTCGGGATTTGATTTTTTTAATAGTGTGACAAGTGTTCCTGTATTAGCCCTAGCTTCACCAATACCTTTTGCAAGCTTGCCAATTGCCTTATCAAAAGACTCGGTTTCTATTCCAGATAATCCAGCAGCAAAGCGCCACTGTTGCAAAGCTTCAACACCTATACCAATTCTTCTGCTAAATTTTGCTAATTCATCGCCGGCATCGGCAAACTTCTTGAGCATAACACCAACAGCGCCAATTGCTATAGCACCAAACAAGGACATTTTTTTACCAAGGCTGAAAATTGCCTTAGTCATTCCACCAATAACTTTATTTGCTTTCTTGAAGCCAGTTCTAACTGATCTTAAAAACCTTGTGATTCTGGTTCTCATCTTTGAAATAGGAGCAGAGATTTTATCTTTGCCCTTAAATATAGATTCTACTTCAAAGCGATTAGCCATTTTCAACCCTTGGTTTAGTTGCTTCTATTAATTCAGGAATAAGGCCTTCATAATAAAACTTCCACTCCCAAAGCTCAAGGGTTCTTACATCTGGCAAGCTGGAATAATCGCGGCAAACTTGGCGCTTGATAACCTTGAAGTATTCAGCACCTCGAAATGTTTTTAATTCACCATTATCAACAAGTTTTA